AGTTACCGAACCGAATGAAGTGACCAAGTTGCGGTCATTTAAAACCGAATGGGATAAAAAATTACGCATACGCAGAGGTTAGTTATTATCTAGACAGCTCCTGCGGGGCTATCTGTTAACACCTACTCATCTAATGCCAGAAGAACTGAACTCAAACCCAGCGGGTGAAGAGCTTCAACCTCCTGCGGAGGTAAACGTTCAAAAGTCTGAAGCTGATCGCGTTGCCTTACTTGAGGCAAAAAACCGGGAGATAATCCTGGAGAAGCAACAGCAAGCAGACAAAACAGCAGCATTAGAACGTCAACTGCAGGAATTGCGCAGCGGGTATCAGAAGAAAGAGCAACAACGTCTCGTTAACTCTCAGGAGTTCGAGCAGCTCTGGACTGATGCCAAAAGCACGAATGCAAAGCTAGAGCAAGAAGTTGAACAACTTCGAGCCGAGGCAGAACGCAACGCGCAAGCAGCTCGCACCCAGCAGATAAAAGCCACGGCCCTAGCTGCATATCAGCAAGGCGGTGTGCATTCTCCCGAGCATTTATACGGCCTAATGGCTGACAGCTTGAGAATGGACGACGACGGGAAGATCGTTTCGCTGTACGGGGGCGTTCAGACGGATCTATCAACCCACGTTGAACAATTAAAAGCTCAGTCATCTGGTTACGACTATTTCTTCGCGGGAAGTGGCGCAAGAGGTTCAGGGGCTAATGGATCGGTTCCATCTTCTACAGCTGGCACTAAATCGCTCAGTGCAATGAACTTCACTGAACGTTTGGCGCTGGAGGTAGAGCAACCTGAGCTTTATGAACGCTTAAAGGCGCAAGAAGGCTCCTGATAAATCTCTCATTAGGAAATTACAATGTCCGCTTATCCCGGCAACTACGGCACATCTCCAAACGCATCAGTTTTTACTGGTGACATTGGATCGGCGACAAGGCTGGCAACTAGCGCACAGTTTCAGCGGTATCTGACTGATGAAGTCTTTTTCCGTTCTGCCTTTGTGCAATCTGGAGTATTGGGACTTGACGCCCGTCTAAATGGCGTGGGTGGTGTTAAGGCTGAAATCCCATTTTTCAAGCCTCTGAATTTCACTGAGGAGTCAGTTAACAGTTCAGCTACCTGGGGAACTGGCGGCGCTGGTGCTTATCAAACGCAAAAAACAACCGCCGGAACACAATACGGCGTTTGGACAACTCGCGGTGCTGCATTTGCTGCTGATGACCTTAGCCAAGTGCAAGTTGGTGAGGATGCCCTGGGTAACATCCGCAGTCAATTGGCTGCTGATATTGCTACTAAGCAAACCACCAAACTGCTGTCTTGTTTGACAGGTATCTTCGGCACTGCCCTTGCTGGCAATGCTGTTGACGTATCAGAAGCAACTGCAGGCTCTCAAACTGATGCAAACTATCTGAACGTTTCTAACGTAACCAAAGCAAAATTCAAGCTTGGTGAGCGTGCAACGTCAGTTAACACCATCGCAATGCATTCTCTTGTAGCTGCACGGCTGCAGGAAATCGGCATGTTGACCTTTAGCGCTCCTGCTGGAGTCCTGACAGGTTCAACAATCGCTTTCGGAGGCGGTGGTGTGGGCGTGTCTTCGGCAGAGGTAGGAACGTTCGCAGGGTTGTCGGTAATTGTCGATGACTCTTTGCCAATCGTTGGTGCTTCTGGTGAGAACCAACAGTTTGTTTGCTATCTGTTTGGCACTGGCGCCGTTAAGACTGGTTCTCAGTTTGGCATGGAAATTGAGACCGAAAGGAACATCCTTTCCCGTCAAAATATCATGACAGTTACTTACAACAACTGCATGCATATCCCTGGTGTCTCTTGGACGAGTGGCGTCACTGACCCAACCAATACACAGCTGGCAACAGCTGGTAACTGGGGCTTTGTCTATGACGACCTTCGCACCATCCCTGTGGTTCAACTGACAGTGAACAGCCCTTACGGAACAACTGTTGCTTGATCTTTGACGTTACGCCTCTTTAGGCGTAGCATTTAAAAGTCGAGTGAAGGACTCCTGGCCCGCCCTTTGACAAGGCGGGCTTTTTATTGCCACGGTCTAATCATTAAAATGAAGACATCACCGCTCATTACTTTCGATGGTGGGCTTGGTTGAAATTCACAGCTACAAGTCAGGCGGATTTTATCTCTGGCATGTCCCAATGAAAGAAGCCAAGCGCAAACAGAAAGAGCTATGGGCTGACGGTTACGTTGTCACATTCACGAAGGTCTTATAAATGGCGATTAACTCGGTTTTAGGCTCTGCCACAGCTAACAGCTACATCTCAGCAGCACAAGCTGACACCTATTTTGCAGACTCGTTCAGCAACGCTCGGTGGACTGCGGTAAGTACAGCTAACAAAGAGATTGGTCTGATTACAGCAACAGCTGCGTTGCAAGCGTTGAATTGGAACGGCACGCAATGCACCCCTAGCACTACAGACGCAAATAAGGCGCAAAGCTTATCTTGGCCGCGATCTGGCAAAACGGTTAGAGGCATCAAGTGGGCTTGTGCTGCGTTGCCTCCGCCAATAATTGAAGCAACTGCAATGTTGGCCCTTGAATTAGCTGAAGATCCAACAGCAATT